CAAAACCATGGTACGAGATGCATTATGGAATTTACTCCTTTGGAGAAGGCGAAGCCGTTAGTGCTGAGCTTAGGAGAGGGGTAGACGACATAGCTGCTTACACCAAGCAGCACCCTGCAACTAAACCGGAGTTCGCCAATATCGTGAACGACACCCTTAAGTCTGAGTTGAAAACTCTCACAGACCAATTCAAAATGGTCCGAGAGGAAGTATTGCAGCTTAAAACGCTCATTGCTGAAAACGACGAGCGTGAAGCCGAGAAAAGACGACTAGCTAAAGAGGAAAACCGCTTAATCCTGGAAGCCAATGCTACACGCAAGGCCAAGGAGAAAGCGGACCGGGAACGGCAGGCTGCTATCGAGGCCGCTACTCGTAGTGAGATCAAAACCATAGAGGAACAAACGAAGGCTCTATTGGAGAGGAAGAAGGAACTCAAGAAGACGATCCTCCCTCCCAAAAAGAAACCTTCACCGTCCCCCCTCGTGGTTGTCGAGCCCGCTGACACCACCGAAATCGAAAGAGCCAAGGTGGCATTAGACGCGCGTGCACGTGAGCTCCAGCTCAAAGAAGAAGAGTTTAACGCTCTCCGTAGAAAACTAGACGAGGAGTCTTTAAACTTCTCCAGTCTGACATCCGGATCGACGACGTTAAACAAAGATTCGAAGCTGCCGGAAGAATCCGCTATCACCCTAGACAAGAAGTCCCCGACTCAAGAGGCGCTCGTGGAGCCGTCTTCAAGATCGGCGACTCCGAGGTCCCACACAGGGTCGCGGAAGAAGCGGCGAAGGCGAAAACGAGTTTCGTCGAGCGAGCCGAACACCTCTGTACAGAGGTGGTAGGTTCCGAGTTCCCCAGGTCAGGTGGTATACCTGAACTCTCGGCGATTGCGGCTAATAACCGCAGGCGCCTTGAGTCCACCGAACCTGGAAAGGAGGACAAAAAGAAGGTGTTGGAGTGGGTAAAGAACAATTACCCCTCCGCGGGAGTCCCTTGGTACTTCCACGACAGGCTCAAGGTGTCGGGGTCTGTCATTGCTGACGTCTTAGCGACCGTGAATAGGAAATCCTCTCCAGGATCCCCTTATTTCCATTTCGCTCCATCGAAGGGCCAGTTCATAGACCATAATGCTGAGGAAATCGTACGCTTAGTACAGTACCGCATTAAAGAGTATGCTGAAACCCCGAACGAGGAATTTAGAAGAATGTCAGCTACACAGTTGGTGGAAAGGAACCTCACAGACGTGGTGAAAGTCCACGTGAAGAGAGAGCCCACTAAAAGAGAGAAACTTCTTGAAGGCAGACCACGGATAATTATGGTTGAGTCCATAGTGTCGGAGGTGCTCCAGAAGCTGATCTTTGGGCCCCAGATGAAGCTGGAAATTGCTAACTGGGAGACCACCCCGTCCAATCCGGGTTTTGGTCTCGCAACCGATGACCAGGCAGCAGCGTTGTATGCGTCCGTTGGCGGCGCAAAGAATCTTTACGACTCCGACGTTTCTGGCTTTGACTGGAATATGAATCGCTGGATGTTCGACCTCTTCGTTGAGGCCCACCTCTACAACAATAATGTGGAGGAAGGCACGATGTACGCGAACGCCTGCCGCAACGTGATCCACGTCCTCTCGAACTCTATTTACCTCACCTCTATGGGAGGTTTGTATGAGCTCGAGGACGAAGGTGTCATGAATAGCGGCGCAGCGATCACCTCTTGGTTCAATTCACTGATCCGCGCAGGAATCGGAATCTTGGCAGGCCACAACCTCATTATCACAATGGGGGATGACGCGGTTCACGACGAGATAGACGACCCCATCGGGAAGTATGCAAAACTTGGTTTGAGATTAAAGAATTTCACTAAGTGCCCCGAGAATTCGTTTAATTTCTGTTCGTCGGACATATACAGAACCCACGCCGTTCCAACGGGCATATGGAAATCAACGTTAAACTTGCTTTACAAACCCTATGACGAAACGGAGTTCAATGATTTTGTGCATGTAATGCGTCACTCACCCTCGCTTCCGAAGGTGATCGAGATGCTCCACGAGATCGGGTATATCCGCCAGGATTAGTACCCACTTGGGGGCCACCCTTGGAGCCCTCAAATGGCAAATTCCAAGAACAAGCGGCCAGCTAAACGCAGGCCGCGAACGCGCAAACGCAAGCGCTCGACCAGAAACCGAAAAGTCGGC